TATATCCAACGATAAGAAGGATATACTTGAGAATGAGAAAGATTACAATGCCTTTATGGTGAATCGTGGTCTATCTTATTTCCCTGATACTGTAATATACGCTAACGAAATGAATAAGTTTCACCACCTGGATGGCCGCCTTCAGTATCAGTTTCTTATAAATACTATTAGAAAACGGAATCGTTTTTCTAAGTGGAACAAATCTATTGAATCTGAAAATATCAGTGCTATAAAGCAATATTATGGTTATAGCAATGAGAAAGCTCGTGATGTACTTCCGCTTTTAAGTAATGAAAATCTTAAAACAATAAGAGGAAGAATACAGCATGGCGGAATTCAACGATGAACTGGTAAATTGGAAACCAGAGATGATGTTAGAGGTTACATTGGCAGAACCCGACGATTTTTTAAAGATACGTGAAACTCTCACTAGAATAGGCGTTGCTTCAAAGAAAGATAATAAGCTATATCAATCATGTCATATACTACACAAACAAGGTAGATATTTTATAACTCATTTTAAAGAGTTATTCTTATTAGACGGTAAGCCTTCTAATCTAACAGAAAATGATCTAAAGCGTAGGAACACAATTGTCAAACTAATGGATGATTGGGGATTACTTGAGACAGTAACACCAGTAGGTGAAGTCGCAGCTTTAAATCAAATCAAAATTATTTCCCACAAAGACAAATCTGACTGGGAACTATGTCCAAAATATAATATAGGTATTAAATAAAACCTGTATAAATAAAACTGAGTATGCCGAAAGGGTATTCATTTTTTTAACCTTGCTATATATAGGAGGTCATTATGACAAACTTAGCATTTAACTTCCCAAGGGATACGTTCTTGGGTTTCGATCAACTTTTTAATACATTACAGAATACTAACATGGAGACCGTTCGCGGTGCCGGATATCCCCCGTATAATGTAATTAAAAGAGATGATGGTCACTTTCTAATCGAAATCGCTGTTGCGGGATTTGGTAAAGAAGATATTGATCTAACACTTGAAAAAGGTGTATTGACAATCACTGGAAAGAAAAAATCTGGTGTAGATCAAAGAGAATATGCACATCGTGGCATTTCTCAAAGGGCGTTTGAAAGATCATTTACTTTAGCTGACACACTCAAAGTTGTTGGTGCCGATATTGTAGATGGTATGCTTGTAGTTATTTTGGAGAACAATATTCCAGAAGAAGACAAGCCTCAAACAATCAATTTAGGTGACCTGCCGAAATCAGCTAAAAAGCTGTTACTAGGCTAAATACTAAGGAGCACATGGCATATTCAGCGAAAGTTTTAGATCATTACAATAACCCACGCAATGTGGGTAAGATGGATATGAAAGATCCACATGTAGGAACTGGTATGGTAGGTGCTCCTGCTTGTGGCGATGTTATGAAATTACAAATACGTATAGAAGATGACATAGTCACAGATGCAAAATTTAAAACATATGGTTGCGGATCAGCAATTGCCTCAAGCTCATTATTAACAGAATGGGTTAAGGGTAAAACAATATCAGATGTTCAAGCAATAAAGAATACTGAAATTGTTGAAGAGCTTAATCTGCCTCCAGTAAAAATACACTGTAGCGTATTAGCAGAAGATGCTATTAAGTCAGCAGTGAAAGACTATATAGATAAACAACCAAAACAACACAGGTAAATTATGAATGAAATTAGATTACTTCGTCTCACGACGGGTGAAGAGTTATTATGTAAAAAATTAAATGAGTCAGGTTTAACAATCACAATCACAGAAGCTGTTGCATTAGTACCCACAAAAGAAAGATTAGGTTTTATGCCTTACTTACCGTATGCTGATATAGATACATTAATAGTTAAAAAAGAACATATCATGTTTGATCTTAAACCAACAAAAGAATTAGAAGCTCAACATGTTTTAATGCATAACGATACTAACATAGTTACACCAGAAAAACCAAAAATCGTAGTTTAATGAATTTAGATATTGAACATTATATCCATAAAGCAAAGTGGATAGATGATGAACTTTGTGATGAAGCTATAGATAGACTTAATCTTCAGAACACATGGTTGCCATTCCCTAAAGATGTAATCAATGCTTATCCAGATCAGCCAAGGAAACAAGATGGTATAGCTGGGTCAACATTGAGTATTGACTGGGAGCAATTCATGGGTGATCCTAATATTCCTGAGCAAGATAGAAACTATGGCTTAACTCATATGAACGATAGACCAACACTAGATAGAATAAGAGCTAGTGTAAAGAATGGATTAGATCATTACGTTCATGAGCATTTAAAAGACTTACCTTGGTATGATTATTATCGAGACTTTACTGATCCTAAATTTATGAAGTATAGTGAGACCCATGACATGATGGAACATTGCGATCATGTAAGATATGTGTTTGACGGTAAAAGAAAAGGTATACCAACAGTTTCTATAGTTGGCAGCTTAGATGATCAGCATGAAGGTGGTTATTTAAGGTTCTTTGACAAGACAGATTATTATGTAGGCAAAGGTGAAGTACTATACTTCCCTTCTAATTTTTTATATCCTCATAGAGTAACCGAAGTTACTGGAGGTTTAAGGTATTCTTTTGTAAGCTGGGTTTGGTAATATTTGATTAAAGGTATGTACATTTCGTGTTATCATGTTATAATGGTACCATGACAAATTCTTTCTATACAAGTGCCTTCCGTCACGGCAAGGTAATCAAATATATGGGTTACGAGGATGGTAAGAAAGTTTCTTTCACCATTCCGTTTCGCCCTACTCTATTCGTTACAAATCAAGGTAACAATCCTCATGACTGGAATGCCTTAGATGGTACTTCCGTAGAACCTATTCAATTCGGTTCAATGAATGAAGCCACTGACTTTATTAAGTCATATTCCGATGTGCCAAACTTTAAAGTCTTTGGCAATACTAATTATGTTGCACAATATCTTAATGAGCAATTCCCTGGAGAGATCAAGTGGGATCGTAATCTTATTAATGTTACCTCAATCGATATCGAAACAAAGTTCGGTGATGGTTTCCCTGAGCCGGCTTTGGCTGATCAGGAAGTAACAGCAATCACCATGAAGAATAATATTGACGATACCTATTACACATTTGGTTGTGGCGAGTATGATGTAGATAAAGCATTGTTGCAAACCCATGAAGTAATATATGTCAAGTGTGCAGACGAGAGAGAACTCTTACACAAGTTTGTTTATCATTGGTCTAAGACTTCCCCTGATATTGTTACAGGCTGGAACTGTGAGTTCTTTGATATACCATATCTTATTAACCGTATCAAACGTGTATTCGACAATGGTCGTGAGAAGTTCCTATCACCATGGAGAATGATTGACGAGCGTGAGACACACACAGGTTATGGTCAATCCACACTTAAGTATGAAATCAAAGGTGTAGCCATCTTAGATTACATGGCAATCTTTAAGAAGTTCGGTTATTCATATGGTCCACAAGAATCATATAAGTTAGATCATATTGCTAATGTAGTTCTCGGTGAGAAGAAGCTTGACTTCGGTGAAGCCTCTGACCTTAATGAATTACACGACAATGACTACCAAAAGTTTATTGATTATAATATCAAAGACGTAGAACTTATCGATCGTATGGAAGACAAGCTCGGTCTTATTAGTTTATGTCTTACTATGGCTTATCGAGGCGGTGTTAATTATGAACAGGTTCTCGGTACGGTGGCTATATGGGATTCAATTATATACAGAGACTTACATGCTAAACGTATAGCTGTACCACAAAATTCAGAATCATTTAAAGGTGCATATCCTGGCGGTTATGTTAAAGAACCACATGTTGGTATGCATGACTGGGTATGTTCGTTTGACTTAAACTCTCTTTATCCATCAATCATTATGCAATATAATATGTCTCCCGAGACTATCCTTCTTGATGATGAACCTGGTGTCAATGTCGAATCAGTCTTAGATGGTCATATAAAGAATGACAAGCCAGATACAGCATTAGCTGTAAACGGTGTAAGGTTCAGTACAAAGAAGCTCGGTATTATTCCAGCAATTATTCAAGAGATCTATGATGATCGTGTCAAATTCAAGCAAGCACAACTTAAAGCTGAGCAAGAGTTAGAGCTTACAGCAACGAAGTCGGAAGTGTATGGCTTAGAGAAACGTATTGCCATTGCAAAGAATCAGCAGATGGCATTAAAGATCCTACTCAACTCTTTGTATGGTGCGATGGGTAATAAGTGGTTTAGATATTTTGACATGCGTATTGCCGAAGGTATCACACTTACTGGCCAAGCAACCATTCGTTGGGCAGAGAATAACCTTAATGATTATCTTAACAAAGCATTGCAAACTAAAAAAGATTATGTAGTTGCTATTGATACCGACTCGGTCTATGTTCGCCTTGATGAATTCGTTAATCGTCTTGGTCCAGCAAACCCTATTGATTTCTTAGACAAGATGTGTTCGACTGCACTTGAAGATGCGCTCACTGAATGTTATGATCGTTTATTTAAAACCCTTGGCGGTATTGAAAACAAGATGGTTATGGGCCGTGAGGTTATTGCTAATCGTGGTATATGGACAGCCAAGAAGAGATACATTCTTAATGTACATGATAATGAAGGTGTTCGTTATGCTCAACCTAAATTAAAGATTATGGGTATTGAAGCAATCAAATCATCTACACCAGCTATATGTAGACAAGCCCTCAAAGATATATTCAAGAGGATCATCGATACTGATCAGGAGACTGTACAAGCAGATATAGCAAACTTTAAGCTTGCTTTTAAACAGGCATCGGCAGAACAGGTTGCTTTCCCTCGTGGTGTAAATAATTTAAACAAGTGGACAAGTAAAGAAACTATATATAAGAAGGGAACACCAATTCATATCCGCGGTGCAATCCTACACAATAATATAGTTAATACACAAAAGTTAGGTAGAAGTATACAAAAGATAACTAGTGGAGACAAGGTCAAATTCACATACCTAGTCAAGCCAAATCCAATCAAAGAGAATGTTATTTCATTTGTTGATTATCTTCCAAGGCAATTCAAGCTTGAGCAATATATAGATTATAATTTACAGTTCGAGAAAACATTCTTAGGTGCAATCGAACCTGTATTAGATGCGGTAGGATGGACCAGTGAGCATAAAGTATCACTCGAAGATTTTTTTGTTTAAGGTATGTACATATCGCAAAAGTGTGATACAATATAACATATGAGTAAATTAGACTACGTAATATTAATTGTTTTATTCCCGTACTTTTTACTCGCGTATTTAAAGGAGCAAACATGAGCGCAGATTGGGTAAACGATATTAATCGTATGCAAACAAAATATGGTGTACGTGAATGGATAAACCATGCCACACCATTTCAATTAAAGAAGTATTTAGAATTTAGATTAGACTTTATCAAAGAAGAATATGATGAGACTAAAGAGGCACTAATCATGGAAGATGCAGAAGAAGTTGTCGATGGTCTTATTGATCTTTGTGTTGTAGCTATTGGTACATTAGATGCCATGGGTGTAAATGTGCACAAAGCATGGGATGAAGTATTAACAGCAAACATGGCAAAAGAAGTTGGTGTAAAAGAATCACGACCAAATCCATTAGGCTTACCAGATCTAATCAAGCCAGCAGGTTGGGTAGCACCAGTGCACTTTCCTAATCACGGTATTTTTGCATCAGCTTGGTCAGATGCAATTGAGAAACGAGCTATGGCAGCAAACAAAGCAAGAACTGAAATCTTAGCAGACAACCCAGAGATTAATTCTGAATGGACACCAGATGCTGAAGAGCGTATGAATATTATTGGCCAAAATGGTAATGATGGTTTACACTATCCACCTCCAGGTCCAGATGGATATACTCCAGGGCCAGGACCATTAGATGGTACACAAGCAAAGATTGACTGGACACAAGATTCAGAATATATCAGATTATATGGCGACACTAAAAAAGACAATACAGAAAGCTAATATCGATTATCGTAGATGGCTATTAATATATAAAGCCAAAGATCTAGATAAGTTAACAGTTGAAGAGCATACTAAGTTTAGTAAGCAATTCGCTGCATGGAAAGTAGGTAACATTGAAAAAGTATGAACTATTCCCTTACATTATTTAAAAGTATATTCGATAACAAAACTCAGAAGCGTATGGACTTTACTTCATACACACAGTTTGAAGGTTTGTTATTTGATCTAGCCCAGCAAAAACGTGAAGATAAGAAGTCGGCTCCCCTTATATCTCCTGCAACTTATGTAGAAGGTACGACTCGTGCAAATGATAATGTAATCGGTTGGGCTGGTTGGTGCGCGGTAGATGTAGATGAACATGTATTCGATGGTAGTCTT